GTATCTGATGAACGCCGCCATGCGCGGTTCCCTGAAGACCACCGAAAAAGCCAGCAACACCGCTCAGTTCATCTACATGGACGGCGAAGTGAATGGCTACCGTGGCCTGGTGAGCAATCAAGTTGCAAGCAACGATCTGTGGTTTGGCAATTTTGCTGACCTGATCATTGCTTACTTCTCTGGTCTGGACATCATGGTGGACCCCTACACCCACAGCACCTCTGGCACTGTGCGCGTTGTAGCAATGCAGGATGTGGACATTGCCGTTCGCCATCCTGAGTCCTTCACCCGTGGCAACAACACCCTCTGATCATGAAGATTGAGGTCTTGCGGCAAACAATGTTGGCAGGCCAGGTGGTCCGTATTGGGGAAGTACTTAATGCTTCCCCTGCGGATGCCAAATTCCTGATCGGCATTGGCAAAGCGATTAAGGCTGCAGACGCTGTGGCCCAAGTAATTGAAACGATTCAACCCACACCACCAAAACGGAGGACTAGCAAATGACCATCCACAATCTCGGTTCTAAGACCGATCTGTTGAACCTGCACAACACCGCCGTGGTTGCCTCCACTGGCGCTGGCACTCCTGCCTATGTTGACCTGCTCAACTATGAAGGCGACGTTGCTTTCATGATTGATGCTGCCGCCGCTGGCTCGGGCGTCACCCGTACCGCCAAGTTGCAGCATTCCGCTACAACTACCGCTGGCGATTTCGCTGATATTACTGGTGGCGGCTTTACCGCTGCTGCTGCTAATACCGCATTCAGCGAAAAGATCTACCTCAACAGCGACAACCTGCTGCGTTATGTGCGCGTGTTGTTTACTGTGAGCGGTGGTAGCGGTACCGGTTCAGTTTCAGTCACAGCTCTTGCTTCCAAGAAGTACGTCTGATGGCTTTTACTGAGGACCTATCGACGTTCCTCAACGATTTCGGCGTCAGCTGCACAGCTGGCGCCGTTACTGCATTAGGAATTTTAGATATGCCTGCACAAGTGATTGCTGGCGATATGGTGTTGAGCACTGATTATACATTGACAGCAAAAGCCAGCAGCTTTGGCACCTTGGTCTACGGCAATTCGATTACAGTGGCTGGCACTGCCTATACAGTGCGTGAGACAAGGTTGATTGATGATGGTGCTTTTGTAGAAATTGGATTGCAAAAAACCTGATGAGTAATTTCAAGGCTGACAAGGCTTCCGTGTGGTCGGCATTAAACCCAACACTATTGATGGGTGAAACTGGCCATGAAATTGACACAGGTAATCTAAAGATTGGGAACGGCATTAAACCATGGAATCAATTGCCATATTTTGGCTGTCCTGGTTACTGGGGATCTTTTTGGGACGAAACCTCTCAAACCGCAACCGCCAACACGCCAACGTCTATTCTGCTGCGTTCCAGCGATACCAACAGCCGCGGGATTGCAATAGCGTCAAACAGCAGAATAACTTTTGATTATACCGGCGTTTATAGCATTACGTTTTCAATTCAATTCAGCAATACTGACAACAGTATTCATGACATTGACGTATGGCTAAGAAAAAACGATAATAATGCAGCTGGCGATATACCAGCAAGCAACAGCAAATTTAGTATTATTTCTAGGCATGGTGGAACCGATGGCAACGTAATTGGCACTGTTAATTTTGTCACAAGATTACAAGAAAAAGATTTTGTCGAATTGATTTGGAACACAAGCAATGCAGCTGCTTACATTCACGCCGAAGCTGCTAGCACCAGTTCGCCGGTGCATCCAAGCATTCCTGGCGTAATTTGCACCATCGTTCAGGTTGCGTCATGACGACCAAACGCGAAACAATTATCACCGCGATCCGTACTGCGTTGACCGGCACCACCGGCGTTAGCACCAGGATCTATCGCAGCCGCGTGGAGCCCATAGCCCGCGCCGAGAGCCCTGCCATTGTGGTTGAACCTATCAACGACCAGGCCAGCCAAAATACCAGCCTTCCCACGCTTGACTGGAGCCTTACCGTTCGTGTTGCAGTAATTGTGCGCGGCAACATCCCAGATCAAATTGCTGACCCAATAGTTGAAAGCCTTCACAGCAAACTAATGGCCGACCTTACCCTTGGTGGCTATGCCATTGATATTCAGCCAGTTGGCGTGACATTTGAAACCGTTGAAGCCGATCAACCAGCGGGTGTGGTAATGTGTGATTATCGAGTGCTTTACCGCACCTCGGTCGCAAATCTTGCGAGCTGATCATGGCTATTATGATGGATGAATATTGGGGCCAAGGTGGTTCTTACCTGCTTGACTCCAAATCCGGCAAACGCAAGCTCATTGAGCGAACAGAGCCGGCCAACACTCAACCCGAGGAACTGAGCAATGGCTCTGCTGACACGCAAACGGCTGATCCTGGCAAAGGCTGAAGCCACCTACGGCACCGACCCAACACCGACTGGATCAGCTAACGCGATCCTGGTGCGAAATTTGGATATTGTGCCGCTTCAGTCGGATATTGTTCAACGCGAACTGATCCGTCCTTACCTAGGCAATTACGAGCAGTTACTCGCACAAACCAGGGTGCAGGTAACTTTTGAGGTTGAACTTGCTGGCTCCGGCGCCGCTGGCACTGCACCTGCCTATGGTCCTGTGCTTAAAGCTTGTGGGCTGTCTGAGACCGTGGTGGCTACTACTAGCGTTACTTATGCGCCAGTAAGTTCTAGCTTTAGTTCGGTTACCATTTACTTCTACCAAGACGGCATTCGTCATATCGTGACTGGCGCCCGCGGCACATTTACACTTAATGGCCAGGTTGGGGCAATCCCTACCATCGCCTTTACGATGACCGGGATCTATAACGCTCCTACCGATACAGCGCTTGCTACGCCGACCTACGCCAACCAAGCAACACCGCTGATCTTTAAGAACGGCAATACCACTAGCTTTTCAGCATTCAGCTATTCTGGTGCGTTGCAATCCATTGATCTCAATATTGGCAATGAGATTGTTTACCGCGAATTGATCGGCGGCACCAAGGAAGTGCTGATTACTGATCGCAAGCCTGCCGGCACCATGTCAATCGAGGCTGTGCTGTTGGCCACCAAGAACTATTTCACGGTGTCCACCGGCTCAACTACCGGCAGCATTTCGTTCCAGCATGGCACCACTGCTGGTAACATTGCAACGCTAACGATGGCGCAATCCGACTTAGCTGATGCCTCATATGCTGATATGAATGGCATTGCAATGATGAACCTGCCTTATGTGGCGACTCCAACCGCCGCTGGCAACGACGAACTGTCCCTCGCTTACACCTGATCCTCATGGCATTTGTTCTTAAGCAGTCGGACAGCTATTCCTGGCCGGTTACCGTCGAATTTCCAGTAGATGGTGGCCGGTTTGAAAAGCAAACTTTTGACGTTGAACTGAAACGGCTTTCGCAATCGCGGATTCAAGAAGTAATAGACGGCAAAGGCACCACTAACGACGGCGATTTTGCCAAGGAGGTTGTGCTTGGTTGGAATGGTGTCACGGATCCCAAAGGAGCCGATGTGCCGTTTAGTGCTGCTGCATTAGAGCAACTGCTTAACATGCCATTGGTTGCTGCTGCGATCGTAGAAGCATTTTTTGGTAGCCTGACAGGAGCTAAGCGAAAAAACTAACAGAGGCCGCTGAGCATTGGGCTGGCGGCAGCGTGGTGGATGAAACGGAAAAGGATGCTGCAGGTTTGGGGATTGACGCTCCAAGCCTGCCGGCTGTATCTGAAGATTTTGAAGTATGGCAGGAAAATTGGGATATAGTCCTGATGTTCCTGCGAATGCAAACCCAATGGAATGTAACCATGGGCGGCTATGTGGGCTTAAATTATGAGACATTACGGTGGTTCTGTGACCTATACTCAATAGAAGACGTGCAGGCCATGCTGGAGGGCATCCAAGTCATGGAAGCAGCAGCCCTTGGAGCATTGAACCGCGATGGCTAGCGCTGATACCCAGTTTAGGATTGAGGCCTTAGTCCGTGGCGTTGAAAACGTTGAAGGCCTTAAATCTGCTATTCGCTCGCTGCAGGGATCTGCAACTCCTGCTGCATCAGACCTCAATAAACTGCGTGATGCTGCAATAGCGCTTGGCAGCGCATCCAATGCATCTGAAAATAATCTTAGATCTGCGGTTAATACACTTAAAAGCCTTAAAGATCAAGCATCAATTGCAAGTAACGAATATCGTCAATTTGCACAAGATATTAAACTTGTAGAAAACCGTTTAAATTCTGTAACGCAAGCTGCGACGCAATTTAAAAGCGCCAGTAGCGGCATTGCTTCTGGTGGTAATGCAGGGCAAGCAATTATGG